TAGACACGCAGTGGGGCGCACTGATGGCTGACAGCAGCGGGCAGCATCAGGACGAGGGTAGCACATTGACGAAAACGGGTGCTGGTACCCTGGAACTGACCGCCAGCGGTACAACGCAGTCGGCGGTACGTGTCGAAGAAGGCACCCTGAAAGGCGATGTTGCGGATATCTTCCCTTATGCTTCGTCGCTGTGGGTCGGTGACGGGGCAACATTCAAGACTGGCGCGGATCAGGATATTCAGTCAATTGATGCTACTTCCAGCGGCACTATCGACATCAGCGATGGTACGGTTTTGCGCCTGACCGGGCAGGATACTTCCGTCGCCCTTAATGCCTCACTGTTTAACGGCGATGGGACGCTGGTGAATGCCACCGATGGCGTGACGTTGACAGGTGAGCTTAATACCAACCTTGAAACTGACAGCCTGACTTATCTTTCCGACGTAACAGTTAATGGCAATCTGACCAATACGTCCGGTGCGGTCAGCCTGCAAAATGGCGTCGCTGGCGACACGCTGACGGTAAACGGTGATTATACTGGCGGTGGTACGCTACTGCTCGATAGCGAATTAAACGGCGATGACTCGGCAAGTGACCAACTGGTGTTGAACGGTAATACTGCTGGCAACACGACCGTGGTAATTAATCCCATTACGGGTATTGGTGAGCCGACATCTACAGGCATTAAAGTGGTTGATTTCGCAGCCGATCCAACGCAATTTCAAAACAATGCGCAGTTCAGTCTGGCGGGCAGCGGCTACGTCAATATGGGCGCGTATGACTACACGCTGGTGGAAGATAACAACGACTGGTATCTGCGATCGCAAGAAGTAACGCCACCATCGCCACCTGATCCAGACCCGACTCCCGATCCTGATCCCACGCCGGATCCTGATCCAACACCCGACCCGGCCCCGGACCCTACGCCTGCTTACCAGCCGGTGTTGAATGCCAAAGTTGGTGGATATTTTAATAACCTGAGGGCGGCAAATCAGGCGTTTGTGATGGAGCGACACGATCACGCTGGTGGCGATGGTCAGACGCTGAATTTACGTGTTATCGGCGGAGATTATCATTACACAGCAGCGGGGCAACTGGCTCAGCATGAAGACACTTCTACGGTGCAGCTTAGCGGCGACTTGTTTAGCGGGCGCTGGGGCGCGGATGGCGAGTGGATGCTTGGGGCGGTTGGTGGCTACAGTGATAACCAGGGCGACAGCCGCTCGAATATGACCGGAACTCGCGCCGATAACCAGAACCACGGTTATGCCGTTGGTCTGACCTCAAGCTGGTTTCAGCACGGTAATCAGAAGCAGGGGGCCTGGCTGGATAGCTGGCTGCAATACGCGTGGTTTAACAATGAAGTTTCCGAACAAGACGATGGCACAGATCATTACCATTCGTCGGGGATTATCGCCTCGCTGGAAGCGGGGTATCAGTGGTTACCGGGGCGTGGTGTGGTGATTGAACCGCAGGCGCAGGTGATTTATCAGGGCGTGCAGCAGGATGATTTTACCGCCGCTAACCATGCGCGCGTGTCACAATCGCAGGGTGATGATATTCAAACGCGGCTGGGTTTACACAGCGAATGGCGTACCGCTGTTCATGTCATACCAACATTAGATCTGAATTATTATCACGATCCCCATGCGACGGAAATTGAAGAAGATGGCAGCACTATCAGTGACGATGCGGTGAAGCAACGGGGTGAAATAAAAGTGGGAGTCACGGGCAATATCAGTCAGCGAGTTTCGCTGCGCGGCAGCGTGGCGTGGCAGAAAGGGAGTGATGATTTTGCCCAGACGGCAGGGTTTTTGTCGATGACGGTGAAATGGTAGCTGCTTTGCGCCCGGCATTGTAGCCGGATGTGGTGCGAGCACCTTATCCGGCTAACAATTTTATTTATTCTGCGTGTGCAGCATATAGTTCACATCGACGCCGGGGCCGAGTTTAAAAGTATTAGTGATCGGGTTGTAATGTAACCCGGTTATATGTCGCTCTTTAAGGCTTGTCTGATCTACCCAGCCAAGCAGTTCTGCCGGTTTAATAAACTTCTTCACATCATGCGTACCTTTGGGCACCATGCGCAAAATATATTCCGCGCCAACCACCGCCATCAGCCACGACTTGCCGTTGCGGTTAAGCGTCGAGAAAAAGACATCGCCGCCCGGTTTCACCAGTTGCGCACAGGCTCTGACCACTGACTGCGGATCGGGGACGTGCTCCAGCATCTCCATGCAGGTCACCACATCATACTGCCCGGCATGTTTTGCCGCGTGCTCTTCCACGGTTTCCTGCACGTACTCTACCTGAATGCCACTTTCCAGCGCGTGCAGCTTTGCCACCTGCAATGGCTCAAAACCCATATCCAGACCGGTCACCGTCGCGCCTTCGCGCGCCATACTCTCGGCCAGAATGCCGCCGCCACAACCGACATCGAGCACCTTTTTGCCAAATAAACCGCCAGCACGCTCGGCAATATAGCCCAGACGCAGCGGGTTAATGCGGTGCAGCGGTTTGAACTCACCTTCAAGATCCCACCAGCGGGAGGCGACAGCTTCAAATTTAGCGATCTCTTCGTGGTCTACGTTATGGTTTACCGGCGATTTTTCGGCATTCATTGGCACTTCTACTCCGTAATTGGCAAGACAAACGAGTATATCAGGCATTGGATGTGAATAAAGCGTATAGGTTTACCTCAAACTGCGCGGCTGTGTTATAATTTGCGACCTTTGAATCCGGGATACAGTAGAGGGATAGCGGTTAGATGAGCGACCTTGCGAGAGAAATTACACCGGTCAACATTGAGGAAGAGCTGAAGAGCTCCTATCTGGATTATGCGATGTCGGTCATTGTTGGCCGTGCGCTGCCGGATGTCCGAGATGGCCTGAAGCCGGTACACCGTCGCGTACTTTACGCCATGAACGTACTAGGCAATGACTGGAACAAAGCCTATAAAAAATCTGCCCGTGTCGTTGGTGACGTAATCGGTAAATACCATCCCCATGGTGACTCGGCGGTTTATGACACGATCGTCCGTATGGCGCAGCCATTCTCGCTGCGTTACATGCTGGTAGACGGTCAGGGTAACTTCGGTTCCATCGACGGCGACTCTGCGGCGGCAATGCGTTATACGGAAATCCGTCTGGCGAAAATTGCCCATGAACTGATGGCCGATCTCGAAAAAGAGACGGTCGATTTCGTTGATAACTATGACGGCACGGAAAAAATTCCCGACGTCATGCCAACCAAAATTCCTAACCTGCTGGTGAACGGTTCTTCCGGTATCGCCGTAGGTATGGCAACCAACATCCCGCCGCACAACCTGACGGAAGTCATCAACGGTTGTCTGGCGTATATCGATGATGAAGACATCAGCATTGAAGGGCTGATGGAACACATCCCGGGGCCGGACTTCCCGACGGCGGCAATCATTAACGGTCGTCGCGGTATTGAAGAAGCTTACCGTACCGGTCGTGGCAAGGTATATATCCGCGCCCGTGCCGAAGTGGAAGTTGACGCAAAAACCGGACGTGAAACCATTATCGTCCACGAAATTCCGTATCAGGTAAACAAAGCGCGCCTGATCGAGAAGATTGCGGAACTGGTAAAAGAAAAACGCGTGGAAGGCATCAGCGCGCTGCGTGACGAGTCTGACAAAGACGGTATGCGCATCGTGATTGAAGTGAAACGCGACGCGGTCGGTGAAGTTGTGCTTAACAACCTCTACTCCCAGACCCAGTTGCAGGTTTCTTTCGGTATCAACATGGTGGCATTGCACCATGGTCAGCCGAAGATCATGAACCTGAAAGACATCATCGCGGCGTTTGTTCGTCACCGCCGTGAAGTGGTGACCCGTCGTACTATTTTCGAACTGCGTAAAGCTCGCGATCGTGCTCATATCCTTGAAGCATTAGCCGTGGCGCTGGCGAACATCGACCCGATCATCGAACTGATCCGTCATGCGCCGACGCCTGCAGAAGCGAAAACTGCGCTGGTTGCTAATCCGTGGCAGCTGGGCAACGTTGCCGCCATGCTCGAACGTGCGGGCGATGATGCTGCGCGTCCGGAATGGCTGGAGCCAGAGTTCGGCGTGCGTGATGGTCTGTACTACCTGACCGAACAGCAAGCTCAGGCGATTCTGGATCTGCGTTTGCAGAAACTGACCGGCCTTGAGCATGAAAAACTGCTCGACGAATACAAAGAGCTGCTGGATCAGATCGCAGAACTGCTGCGTATTCTTGGCAGTGCCGATCGTCTGATGGAAGTGATCCGCGAAGAGCTGGAGCTGGTTCGTGAACAGTTCGGCGACAAACGTCGTACTGAAATCACTGCCAACAGCGCTGACATCAACCTGGAAGATCTAATCACCCAGGAAGATGTGGTGGTAACACTCTCTCACCAGGGCTACGTGAAGTATCAGCCGCTTTCTGAATACGAAGCGCAGCGTCGTGGCGGGAAAGGCAAATCTGCCGCACGTATTAAAGAAGAAGACTTTATTGACCGACTGCTGGTGGCGAACACCCACGACCATATTCTGTGCTTCTCCAGCCGTGGTCGCGTCTATTCGATGAAAGTCTATCAGTTGCCGGAAGCCACTCGTGGCGCGCGCGGTCGTCCGATTGTCAACCTGCTGCCGCTGGAGCAGGACGAACGTATCACCGCGATCCTGCCGGTGACCGAGTTTGAAGAAGGCGTGAAAGTCTTCATGGCGACCGCTAACGGTACTGTGAAGAAAACCGTCCTCACCGAATTCAACCGTCTGCGTACCGCCGGTAAAGTGGCGATCAAACTGGTTGAAGGCGATGAGCTGATCGGCGTTGACCTGACCAGCGGCGAAGACGAAGTAATGCTGTTCTCCGCCGAAGGTAAAGTGGTGCGCTTTAAAGAGTCTTCTGTCCGTGCGATGGGCTGCAACACCACCGGTGTTCGTGGTATTCGTTTAGGCGAAGGCGATAAAGTCGTCTCTCTGATCGTGCCTCGTGGCGATGGCGCAATCCTCACCGCAACGCAGAACGGTTATGGTAAACGTACCGCAGTGGCGGAATACCCGACTAAGTCGCGTGCGACGAAAGGGGTTATCTCCATCAAGGTTACCGAACGTAACGGTTTAGTGGTTGGCGCGGTGCAGGTAGATGACTGCGATCAGATCATGATGATCACCGATGCCGGTACGCTGGTACGTACTCGCGTTTCGGAAATCAGCATCGTGGGCCGTAACACCCAGGGCGTGATCCTCATCCGTACTGCGGAAGATGAAAACGTAGTGGGTCTGCAACGTGTTGCTGAACCGGTTGACGAGGAAGATCTGGATACCATCGACGGCAGTGCCGCGGAAGGGGACGATGAAATCGCTCCGGAAGTGGACGTTGACGACGAGCCAGAAGAAGAATAATTTTACTTCTTCATGCCAAAAGGGAGTTATCTCCCTTGTTTGAATTGAAAAGTCCAGGCTGCAAAGTCTGGGCTTTTGTCGTATTAGGGCGCGGTAAGGTTTTGCTGTGCTCGTAAAAAATGGCTGGCTTTACACAAGGAATGTGGCAATGAGTGGTGAAAAAAAGGCGAAAGGCTGGCGGTTCTATGGTCTTGTAGGTTTGGGCGCAATAGTATTGTTTTCCGCTGGCGTCTGGGCGTTGCAATATGCTGGCAGTGGGCCAGAAAAAACGTTGTCGCCGCTGGTGGTGCACAACAATCTGCAAATCGATCTCAATGAGCCGGACCTCTTTCTCGACAGCGACTCTCTGAGCCAGCTTCCCAAAGACCTCCTTACCATTCCGTTTCTCCACGATGTTCTGAGTGAAGATTTCGTTTTCTATTATCAGAATCATGCCGATCGTCTGGGCATTGAAGGCAGCATTCGCCGCATTGTCTATGAACACGATCTCACACTGAAAGATAAGCTCTTTTCGTCACTCTTAGATCAGCCCGCGCAGGCGGCGCTATGGCACGATAAACAAGGCCATCTTTCACATTACATGGTGCTGATCCAGCGTAGTGGTTTAAGCAAACTGCTGGAGCCATTGTTGTTTGCCGCTACCAGCGACAGCCAGTTAAGCAAAACGGAAATCAGTAGTATTAAGCTAAATAGTGAAACCATCCCGGTTTATCAGTTGCGCTATAACGGCAATAACGCCCTGATGTTCGCGACTTATCAGGACAAGATGCTGGTGTTTTCCAGTACGGATATGCTGTTTAAAGATGACCAGCAGGATACCGAAGCCACGGCGATCGCAAGTGATTTGTTGAGCGGTAAAAAACGCTGGCAAGCCAGCTTTGGCCTGGAAGAGCGTGCTGCTGAAAAAACGCCAGTACGCCAGCGCATCGTGGTCAGCGCCAGGTTGCTGGGGTTTGGCTACCAGCGATTAATGCCTTCTTTTGCTGGCGTACGCTTCGAAATGAGCAACGACGGCTGGCATAGCTTTGTGGCGTTAAATGATGAATCCGCCAGCGTAGATGCCAGTTTCGATTTTACGCCGGTATGGAACAGTATGCCTGCCGGGGCCAGCTTCTGTGTGGCGGTGCCGTATTCGCATGGTATTGCCGAAGAGATGCTTTCGCACATCAGCCAGGAAAACGACAAGCTGAACGGGGCGTTAGATGGTGCAGCCGGGCTGTGCTGGTATGAAGACTCAAAATTACAAACCCCGCTGTTTGTCGGTCAGTTTGATGGCACTGCCGAACAGGCACAACTGCCTGGGAAACTGTTTACGCAAAATATTGGTGCGCACGAAAGCAAAGCGCCAGAAGGTGTTTTGCCGGTAAACCATACTCAGCAGGGCGAAGCGCAAATCTGGCGTCGCGAAGTGAGTTCCAGATACGGCCAGTATCCGAAAGCGCAGGCGGCGCAACCAGATCAATTAATGTCGGATTATTTTTTACGCGTGTCGCTGGCGATGCAAAACAAAACGCTGCTTTTCTCCCTCGATGACACGCTGGTTAATAACGCCCTGCAAACACTGAATAAAACCCGCCCGGCAATGGTGGATGTAATACCCACTGATGGCATCGTTCCGCTCTATATCAATCCACAAGGCGTGGCGAAACTGCTGCGTAACGAAACGTTGACCAGTCTGCCGAAGAATCTCGAACCGGTTTTTTATAACGCCGCACAAACTTTATTAATGCCGAAGCTGGACGCTTTATCTCAACAACCGCGTTATGTCATGAAGCTGGCCCAGATGGAACCCGGTGCCGCCTGGCAGTGGCTACCCATAACCTGGCAGCCGCTATGAGGCACGGACTGCTGGCGCTGATTTGCTGGCTGTGTTGTGTTGTTGCCCATAGCGAAATGCTGAATGTCGAACAGTCGGGGCTGTTTCGCGCCTGGTTTGTGCGCATTGCACAGGAACAGCTCCGCCAGGGGCCAAGTCCGCGCTGGTATCAGCAGGATTGTGCGGGCCTGGTGCGATTTACGGCGAACGAGGCGCTGAAAATTCACGACAGCAAATGGCTAAAAAGTAACGGTATAGCAAGTCAGTATTTGCCGCCTGAAATGACGCTAACACCTGAACAGCGTCAACTGGCGCAAAACTGGAATCAGGGGAACGGGAAAACCGGCCCCTACGTGACCGCGATTAATTTGATTCAGTACAACAGCCAGTTTATTGGCCAGGACATAAACCAGGCGCTGCCTGGCGATATGATTTTTTTCGATCAGGGCGATGCCCAGCACTTAATGGTCTGGATGGGGCGTTACGTCATCTACCACACCGGAAGCGCCACGAAAACTGACAACGGAATGCGCGCAGTCAGTCTGCAACAACTTATGACATGGAAGTTGTATATTAAAAATTTCATTAATTATCAATATGTTAATGTGCGCGGGTCATTATTAATCAAAATAAAACCATTATCATATTTCAATTTTGTCCCACTCCCGCCCGCGACTGTCCCTGTAACGCGCCGCCATTGAATCTGATTTATGCCCGAGAAGACGTTGAGCAAACTTATCGCCAATCTGATTCCGGTATAGCCTCGCCGACAGGCTGCGCAGTTCATGGAATGTTGGCGGGTCTCCATCAAATGAGAGTCCAGATGCATTTCTCGCCTTTGTAAAATACTTAGATACTGTTTTCGGGGAAAGCGGTTCGTGATGCGTTGATGCAATTATTGTTTCACTGCCGCTGGCCTCCCTGCATTTCTGTAGTGTATCAGCCAATGAGATATTGAGCGCGTCAATCGTTAGCGTCAGCGGAATGGCGAGCTTAGCCCCTGTTTTACCCTGCTCAATGTGAAGATGGTTGTCGTTTATGTCTGACCATTTCATTCTGCATAAATCGCCTACTCTCTGCCCTGTAACGACAGCCAAATCCATTGCCAGCCTCAGCCAGATTGGGAGCGGTTCGGCTGCATGGTAAATCGCGACATATTCATTAGCTGTCAGTCTTGAACGCCTTACTTCTGATTTTGCTGTGCGGGTTGCTGTTACCGGATTCGTAGCCACATGCCCCTCGGCTATTGCCTCACGAAAAACGTCAACAAGGGTTGACCTGATTAATTTTGCGGAAGCCGCTTTACCTTCTGCTACGTAGGTGTTTAGCATTGCTGCCACCTCTTTCGTTGATATGTCAGCGAGCGGTTTGTCCGGCAATTTTCTTCGGATTGCCCTGATTTTGCTGGCGTAGTCGAGTAGAGTTTTCGGCCTGATACCCCTCTCGCTGAGGATTGTTTCATATCGGTCAAGCCACGCATGAAGAGTGATTGCGTCAGCGCCTTTAATTCTGTCTATCAGTGACTCACGCCTGTTCCCGGATAGCAACTCAATATTGGCCTGTATTGCTTCAGTGATTGCTATCCTCCTGTCTCGGCCTAATCCGAACTCTTTACCCGTCCTTGGGTCCCTGTAGCAGTAATATCCATTGTTTCTTATATAAAGGTTAGGGGGTAAATCCCGGCGCTCATGACTTCGCCTTCTTCCCATTTCTGATCCTCTTCAAAAGGCTACTTGTTACTGGTCGATTTAAGTCAACCTTTACCGCTGATTCGTGGAACAGATACTCTCTTCCATCCTTAACCGGAGGAGGGAATATCCTGCATTCGCGCACCCATCGACGAACTGTTTCAAGGCTTCTTGGGCGTCGCTGGCGTGCATTCCACTCCTGAAGTGTCAAGTACATCGCAAAGTCTCCGCAATTACACGCAAGAAAAGCCGCATTGATGCGGCGATGGTAGGTCTGGATATCATTGAGAAATGAACAGGCCTCATCGAGTGTGAGGCTGTGGTTAGTCCTTGCGTAGCTCGCTAATTCTTCTGTAAGTCTCTGGTGCTTTGTTTCCGTGTATCTTCATTTCAGACTTCAACAGAGCAACGAGAGAATCCCATTCGTTGAGGATTCCTTTGAATGCCGGAACGCGCTTTGCAACTTTGTCGAATGAAGCTCTGATTTCTGGAATCGTCTCAACAAGTGCAACGCATCGCCGGAAGTCTGCTGCGTCATGTGGAGCGCCGAAGTGATGACCATAGATATTCTTTTTCAGTCCACATGCGATTGAGGCAAGAGTTGCGCTACTGATGCCAACATCGCCAGTCGATTGCCATTTTAAAACCTTCATAGCCAAATCTGACATTTCTTGTCTCCATAAAACAAAACCCGCCGTAGCGAGTTCAGATAAAAGAAATCCCCGCGAGTGCGAGGATTGTTATTCATTGCCGATATTCACCTTTATCGCGAACACCTTTACCGGTTTATCACCGAAGTGCGGATGTGTGATTGTCTTGATTTCATATCCGTCATACGGAACATCAATTCTGCGGCTGGAATCGTCGCGCTTCGGATATCCCTTTGTGATAATCAGTCGGTCATACTCGCGGAACATAATTCGCTTATTCCAGTAGTCATTACACAGGCGATACTCTTCCGTTTTCTCCCCGCGAATCATGGCATCGAAGTATTCACCTTTGACGGCAAGTTGCAGGTTAGCCACGGTTAACCTCCTGAGGCGGTTCTGGTAGAGGCATCCAGTCGGTTACATTGCGACTCTGTGTTTCGAAAAATTCATCACCATTGCGGACAATATCGAAAAACTCTCCGTCTCGATATTGCGCATAAAGAACGAATGCGCCATCACATAAAATAATTACGTGCTGACCATCATTTGGCATTCGCTCACTACAGCTTATCCAACTATCCGGAGTTACCGGAGAGTTGCCAGTCTTACGCATGGCAATCTCCACGATTTCAACCATATCTCCTGGCAGAATTTTACAAAGCTGGCCAAAGCGCCTCTGCTGCCTGGCATACTCGAGGATGTGCTCCAGTTTGGTTCGATTAATCATGATTTATCCCCCTTAAGCATGGCTGCACGGCAGGCGTTCCATCCTCTCACCTCTGCAATAGCGGCAACAGCATCAACCGCGTACATGCTAAGAGGATTAGGCATTGGTTTTTCTTCCGGTACTACTGGCACTGGAGGGGCGGCATAAACAGGAATAACGTCCGATTGTTCTTTATTGCTTTCATCCGTCAAAGCCCAGAATAATTTTCCGGCCGGATGTTTGAAAATATAAGCAACGGGTTCTGCCCACAGCAGGATGCCTGGGTAATCCGCCTGACAGAATTTCTCTGCTGGCAAAGTCACCTCTCGGGCTTCCAGTTCAGCAATACGCTTACTTCCATCCGAGATAACACCTTCGTAATACTCACGCTGCTCGTTGAGTTTTAATTTTGTCTCCTCAAGCTCAACACGCAGCTTCCCTACCGTTAGCGCAATATCCTCGTTCTCTTGGTCGCGGCGTTTGATGTATTGCTGGTTTCTTTCCCGTTCATCCAGCAGTGCCAGCACAATCGATGGTGTTACCAGCTCATGGAAAAGGTCCGCATCAAATCCCCAGTCGTTATGCATTGCCTGCGCTGCCGCTTCACGCAGTTCCTGATAGTTAATTTCGCTCACTTCGAACCTCTCTGTTTACTGATAAGCTCCAGATCCTCCTGGCAACTTGCACAAGTCCGACAACCCTGAACGGCCAGGCGTCTTCGCTCATCTATGGGATCGCCACACTCACAACAATGAGTGGCAGATATAGCCTGGCGGTTCAGGCGGCGCATTTTTATTGCTGTGTTGCGCTGTAATTCTTCAATTTCTGATGCTGAATCAATGATGTCTGCCATCTTCCATTAATCCCTGAATTGTTGGTTAATACGCTTGAGGGTGAATGCGAACAATAAAAAAGGAGCCTGTAGCTCCCTGATGATTTTGCTTTTCATGTTCATCGCTCCTTAAAGACGCCGTTTAACATGCCGATCGCCAGACTTAAATGAGTCGGTGTGAATCCCATCAGCGTTACCGTTTCGCGGTGCTTCTTCAGTACGCTACGGCAAATGTCATCGACGTTTTTATCCGGAAACTGCTGTCTGGCTTTTTTGATTTCAGAATTAGCCTGACGGGCAATGCTGCGAAGGGCGTTTTCCTGCTGAGGTGTCATTGAACAAGTCCCATGTCGGCAAGCATAAGCACACAGAATATGAAGCCCGCTGCCAGAAGAATGCATTCAGTGGTTGTCATACCTGGTCTCTCTCATCTGCTTCTGCTTTCGCCACCATCATTTCCAGTTTTTGTGAAAGGGATGTGGCTAACGTATGAAATTCTTCGTCTGTTTCTACTGGTATTGGCACAAACCTGACTCCAATTTGAGCGAGGCTATGTGCCATCTCGATACTCGTTCTTAACTCAACAGGAGATGCTTTGTGCATACAGCCCCCCCGTTTATTATTTATCTCCTCAGCCAGCCGCTGTGCTTTCAGTGGATTTCTGATAACAGAAAGGCCGGGAAATACCCTGCCTCGCTTTGTAACGGAGTAGACGAAAGTGATCGTGCCTACCCGGATATTATCGTGAGGATGCTTCATTGCCATTGCTCCCCAAATACAAAACCAATTTCAGCCAGTGCCTCGTCCATTTTTTCGATGAACTCCGGCACCATCTCGTCAAAACTCGCCATGTACTTTTCATCCCGCTCAACCACGACATAATGCAGGCCTTCACGCTTCATTCGCGGGTCATAGTTGGCAAAGTACCAGGCATCTTTTCGCGTCACCCACATGCTGTACTGCACCTGGGCCATGTAAGCCGACTTTATGGCCTCGAAACCACCAAGCCGGAACTTCATGAAATCCCGGGAGGTAAACGGGCATTTCAGCTCAAGGCCGTTGCCGTCACTGCATAAACCATCGGGAGAGCAGGCGGTGCGCATACTTTCGTCGCGATAGATGATCGGGGATTCAGTAACATTCACGCCGGAAGTGAACTCAAAGAGGGCTCTGGCGTCGTTCTCGTACTGTTTCCCCCAGGCCAGCGCCTTAGCATTAACTTCCGGAGCCACACCGGTGCAAACCTCAGCCAGCAGGGTGTGGAAGTAGGACATTTTCATGTCAGGCCACTTCTTTCCTGAGCGGGGCTTTGCTATCACGTTGTGAACTTCTGAAGCGGTGATGACGCCGAGCCGTAATTTGTGCCATGCATCATCCCCCTGTTCGACAGCTCTCACGTCGATCCCGGTACGCTGCAGGATAATGTCCGGTGTCATGCTGCCACCTTCTGCTCAGTGGCTTTCTGTTTCAGGAATCCAAGAGCTTTCACTGCTTCGGCCTGTGTCAGTTCTGACGATGCGCGAATGTCGCGGCGAAATATCTGGGAACAGAGCGGCAATAAGTCGTCATCCCATGTTTTATCCAGGGCGATTAGCAGAGTGTTAATCTCCTGCATGGTTTCATCGTTAACCGGAGTGATGTCGCGTTCTGGCTGACGTTCTGCAGTGTATGCAGTATTTTCGACAATGCGCTCGGCTTCATCCTTGTCATAGATACCAGCAAATCCGAAGGCCAGACGGGCACACTGAATCATGGCTTTATGCCGTAACATCCGTTTGGGATGCGACTGCCACGGTCCGGTGATTTCTCTGCCTTCGCGGGTTTTGAATGGTTCGCGGCGGCATTCATCCATCCACTCGGTAACGCAGATCGGATGATTGCGGTCTTTGCGGTAAATCCGGCATGTACATGATTCATTGTCCTGCTCAAAGTCCATACCATCAAACTGCTGGTTTTCATTGATGATGCGGGACCAGCCATCAACGCCCACAACCGGAACGATGCCATTCTGCTTATCAGGAAAGGCGTAAATTTCTTTCGTCCACGGATTAAGGCCGTACTGGTTGGCAACGATCAGCAATGCGATAAACTGCGCATCGCTGGCATCACCTTTAAATGCCGTCTGGCGAAGAGTGGTGATCAGTTCCTGTGGGTCGACAGAATCCATGCCGACACGTTCAGCCAGCTTCCCTGCCAGCGTTGCGAGTGCAGTACTCATTCGTTTTATACCTCTGAATCAATATCAACTTGGTGGTGAGCAATGGTTTCAACCATGTACCGGATGTGTTCTGCCATGCGCTCCTGAAACTCAACATCGTCATCAAACGCACGGGTAATGGCTTTTTTGCTGGCCCCGTGGCGTTGCAAATGATCGATGCATAGCGATTCAAACAGGTGCTGGGGCAGGCCTTTTTCCATGTCGTCTGCCAGTTCTGCCTCTTTCTCTTCACGGGCGATCTTCTGGTAGTGACGCGCCCAGCTCTGAGCCTCAAGACGATCCTGAATGTAATAAGCGTTCATGGCTGAACTCCTGAAAATGGCTGTGAAAATATCGCCCGCGAAATGCCGGGCTGATTAGGAAAACAGGAAAGGGGGTTAGTGAATGCTTTTGCTTGATCTCAGTTTCAGTATTAATATCCATTTTTTATAAGCGTCGACGGCCTCACGAAACATCTTTTCATCGCCAATAAAAGTGGCGATAGTGAATTTAGTCTGGATAGCCATAAGTGTTTGATCCATTTTTTGGGACTCCTGGCTGATTAAGTATGTCGATAAGGCGTTTCCATCCGTCACGTAATTTACGGGTGATTCGTTCAAGTAAAGATTCGGAAGGGCAGCCAGCAACAGGCCACCCTGCAATGGCATATTGCATGGTGTGCTCCTTATTTATACATAACGAAAAACGCCTCGAGTGAAGCGTTATTGGTATGCGGTAACGCCGCGCTCAGGCGGCTTTGATAGTCATATCATCTGAATCAAATATTCCTGATGTATCGATATCGGTAATTCTTATTCCTTCGCTACCATCCATTGGAGGTCATCCTTCCTGACCATTTCCATCATTCCAGTCGAACTCACACACAACACCATATGCATTTAAGTCGCTTGAAATTGCTATAAGCAGAGCATGTTGCGCCAGCATGATTAATACAGCATTTAATACAGAGCCGTGTTTATTGAGTCGGTATTCAGAGTCTGACCAGAAATTATTAATCTGGTGAAGTTTTTCCTCTGTCATTACGTCATGGTCGATTTCAATTTCTATTGATGCTTTCCAGTCGTAATCAATGATGTATTTTTTGATGTTTGACATCTATTCATATCCTCATAGATAAAAAATCGCCCTCACATTGGAGGGCAAAGAAGATTTCCAATAATCAGAACAAGTCGGCTCCTGTTTAGTTACGAGCGACATTGCTCCGTGTATTCACTCGTTGGAATGAATACACAGTGCAGTGTTTATTCTGTTGTTTATGCCAAAGATAAAGGCTACCATCAGGCAGCCTTGTTGTTCTGTTTGTCAAGTTCTCTGGCAATCATTGCCGTCGTTCGTATTGCCCATTTATCGACATATTTCCCATCTTCCATTACAGGAAACATTTCTTCAGGCTTAACCATGCATTCCGATTGCAGCTTGCATCCATTGCATCGCTTGAATTGTCCACACCATTGATTTTTATCAATAGTCGTAGTCATACGGATAGTCCTGGTATTGTTCCATCACATCCTGAGGATGCTCTTCGAACTCTTCAAATTCTTCTTCCATATATCACCTTAAATAGTGGATTGCGGTAGTAAAGATTGTGCCTGTCTTTTAACCACATCAGGCTCGGTGGTTCTCGTGTACCCCTACAGCGAGAAATCGGATAAACTATTACAACCCCTACAGTTTGATGAGTATAGAAATGGATCCACTCGTTATTCTCGGACGAGTGTTCAGTAATGAACCTCTGGAGAGAACCATGTATATGATCGTTATCTGGGTTGGACTTCTGCTTTTAAGCCCAGATAACTGGCCTGAATATGTTAATGAGAGAATCGGTATTCCTCATGTGTGGCATGTTTTCGTCTTTGCTCTTGCATTTTCGCTAGCAATTAATGTGCATCGATTATCAGCTATTGCCAGCGCCAGATATAAGCGATTTAAGCTAAGAAAACGCATTAAGATGCAAAACGATAAAGTGCGATCAGTAATTCAAAACCTTACAGAAGAGCAATCTATGGTTTTGTGCGCAGCCCTTAATGAAGGCAGGAAGTATGTGGTTACATCAAAACAATTCCCATACATTAGTGAGTTGATTGAGCTTGGTGTGTTGAACAAAACTTTTTCCCGATGGAACGGGAAGCATATATTATTCCCTATTGAGGATATTTACTGGACTGAATTAGTTGCCAGCTATGATCCATATAATATTGAGATAAAGCCAAGGCCAATATCTAAGTAACTAGGTAAGAGGAATCGATTTTCCCTTAATTTTCTGGCGTCCACTGCATGTTATGCCGCGTTCGCCAGGCTTGCTGTACCATGTGCGCTGATTCTTGCGCTCAATACGTTGCAGGTTGCTTTCAATCTGTTCGTGGTATTCAGCCAGCACTGTAAGGTCTATCGGATTTAGTGCGCTTTCTACTCGTGATTTCGGTTTGCGATTCAGCGAGAGAATAGGGCGGTTAACTGGTTTTGCGCTTACCCCAACCAACAGGGGATTTGCTGCTTTCCATTGAGCCTGTTTCTCTGCGCGACGTTCGCGGCGGCGTGTTTGTGCATCCATCTGGATTCTCCTGTCAGTTAGCTTTGGTGGTGTGTGGCAGTTGTAGTCCTGAACGAAAACCCCCCGCGATTGGCACATTGGCAGCTAATCCGGAATCGCACTTCCGGCCAATGCTTCGTTTCGTATCACACACCCCAAAGCCTTCTGCTTTGAATGCTGCCCTTCTTCAGGGCTTAATTTTTAAGAGCATCACCTTCATGGTGGTCAGTGCGTCCTGCTGATGATTTAAAATTACAAGAAAATTGTATGTTGTAAACAAGAAATATTGTAAAAAGAAGTGTGCAAAACAAACTCCATTGTTTTTAAACGGAAAATAGTTTGTTTTTTGGTTATTGAGATTGAGGTGGGGATTACTGGTTGCAGGTTCCGACTACATCACCAACAAAGGATTTGGTTGATGTAAGTTGTTGCATGCCTGGGATATTCATTACTTTGGAGTAAAGAGCTTTTTTGTCTGTAGTGATTGACCAAGTTTCAACAGTTATTCCTCCTCCTGACTGGTATTCCCCTACCATAGTGTTCGATGACAAAGCAGTGTATTTCATCTCTGGATAGACGCCAGAGACTGATTCATAAACCGATGATTTATCGCCATTGATTGTTACGTGGAAAACGGAATCTTCCGTGCTGTCTTTTGTAAATCCGTAACGTTCGCCATTCATTGCCCCGTACCCGTGCAGGTTTGTGACAATCCAGCATTCAGAATTGGCGCTGGTAGTTAAGAGTATTGTGAGTAGCGCTGCAATCCTGATCATACGAATTTTACCCTCGCTTCTACGACAACACCGATAATCTTGCAGTTCCCGTTGATGGGAGTCATAGGCCATGAAGGATTCAGGCCTTTCAGGTACTTCTGACCGCCATCAATAATCAGTTTTTTGAATGTTGCTTCGTTCGCGTCAGTCAGTTTGGCTACAACAAGGCTTCCATTCACTGGCTCACGTCCAGTATCTACTAACACCATATGACCTTCAGGGATGCTTTGACCTACAGGTGAGGTCATGGAATCACCTTCAACCTTCAGCCAAAATCCATCGCCTAATAAGTTCACGTCACTGTCATACCATTCATCAATGTCCTTGATATCGTAGGGCTCACAAGCTTCACACCACGAACCAGCTCTAACCATGCTAATCAATGGATATTTCCCTTTGGGCTCAACATGCCCAACAAATCTAACATTCGAATCAGAGGTGCCATTGAGCAGCCAGTCAACACTTACGCCAAGAGCTGACGCAAGTTCTGGTAAAAAGCGTGGTCGCTTAGTTTTACCGTTTTCGAGCTGCTCTATAGACTGCTGGGTAGTCCCCACCTTTTGAGCAAGTTCAGCCTGGTTAAGTCCAAGCTGAATTCTTTTGCTTTTTACCCTGGAAGAAATACTCATAAGCCACCTCTGTTATTTACCTCCAATCTTCACAAGAAAAACTGTATTTGACAAACAAGATATATTGTATGAAAATACAAGAAAGTTTGTTAATGGAGGCGATATGCAAACTCTTTCTGAACGCCTCAAGAAGAGGCGAATTGCGTTAAAAATGACGCAAACCGAACTGGCAACCAAAGCCGGTGTTAAACAGCAATCAATTCAACTGATTGAAGCTGGAGTAACCAAGCGACCGCGCTTCTTGTTTGAGATAGCTATGGCGCTTAACTGTGATCCGGTTTGGTTACAGTACGGAACTAAACGCGGTAAAGCCGCTTAAGACATTCCCGCTCTTACCCATCCCCGCCCTGAAAAAGGGCATCTAATTAAACCACACCTATGGTGTATGCATTTATTTGCATACATTCAATCAATTGTTATCTAAGGAAATACTTACATATGGTTCGTGCAAACAAACGCAACGAGGCTCTACGAATCGAGAGTGCGTTGCTTAACAAAATCGCAATGCTTGGAACTGAGAAGACAGCTGAAGCTGTGGGAGTTGATAAGTCGCAGATCAGCAGGTGGAAGAGGGACTGGATTCCAAAGTTCTCAATGCTGCTTGCTGTTCTTGAATGGGGTGTCGTTGACGACGACATGGCTCGATTGGCACGACAAGTTGCTGCGATTCTCACCAATAAAAAACGCCCGGCGGCAACCGAGCGTTCTGAACAAATCCAGATGGAGTTCTGAGGTCATTACTGGATCAATCTACAGGAGTCATTATGACAAATACAGCAAAAATACTCAACTTCGGCAGAGGTAACTTTGCCGAACAGGAGCGTAATGTGGCAGATCTCGATGATGGTTACGCCAGACTATCAAATATGCTGCTTGAGGCTTATTCAGGCGCAGATCTGACCAAGCGACAGTTTAAAGTGCTGCTTGCCATTCTGCGTAAAACCTATGGGTGGAATAAACCAATGGACAGAATCACCGATTCTCAACTTAGCGAGATTACAAAGTTACCTGTCAAACGGTGCAATGAAGCCAAGTTAGAACTCGTCAGAATGAATATTATCAAGCAGCAAGGCGGCATGTTTGGACCAAATAAAAACATCTCAGAATGGTGTATCCCTCAAAACGAGGGAGGTTCCCCTAAAATGAGGGATATCCCTCAAAACAGGGGGACACAAAAGACACTATTACAAAAGAAAAAAGAAAAGATTATTCGTCAGAGAATTCTGGCGAATCCTCTGACCAGCCAGAAAACGACCTTTCTGTGGTGAAACCGGATGCTGCAATTCAGAGCGGCAGCAAGTGGGGGACAGCAGAAGACCTGACCGCCGCAGAGTGGATGTTTGACATGGTGAAGACTATCGCACCATCAGCCAGAAAACCGAATTTTGCAGGGTGGGCTAACGATATCCGCCTGATGCGTGAACGTGACGGACGTAACCACCGCGACATGTGCGTGCTGTTCCGCTGGGCATGCCAGGACAACTTCTGGTCCGGTAACGTGCTAAGTCCGGCCAAACTCCGCGACAAGTGGACCCAACTCGAAATCAACCGTAACAAGCAACAGGCTGGCGTGACAGCCGGAAAATCAAAACTCGACCTGACAAACACTGACTGGATTTATGGGGTGGATTTATGAAAAACATCGCCGCACAGATGGTTAACTTTGACCGTGAGCAGATGCGTCGGATCGCCAACAACATGCCGGAACAGTACGACGAAAAGCCGCAGGTACAGCAGGTAGCGCAGATAATCAACGGTGTATTCAGCCAGTTACTGGCAACTTTCCCTGCGAGCCTGGCTAACCGTGACCAGAACGAACTGAACGAAATCCGCCGCCAGTGGGTTCTGGCTTTCCGGGAAAACGGGATCACCACAATGGAACAGGTTAACGCAGGAATGCGCGTAGCCCGTCGGCAGAATCGACCATTTCTGCCATCACCCGGGCAGTTTGTTGCATGGTGCCGGGAAGAAGCATCCGTTATCGCCGGACTGCCAAACGTCAGCGAGCTGGTTGATATGGTTTACGAGTATTGCCGGAAGCGAGGCCTGTATCCGGATGCGGAGTCTTATCCGTGGAAATCAAACGCGCACTACTGGCTGGTTACCAACCTGTATCAGAACATGCGGGCCAATGCGCTTACTGATGCGGAATTACGCCGTAAGGCCGCAGATGAGCTTGTCCATATGACTGCGAGAATTAACCGTGGTGAGGCGATCCCTGAACCAGTAAAACAACTTCCTGTCATGGGCGGTAGACCTCTAAATCGTGCACAGGCTCTGGCGAAGATCGCAGAAATCAAAGCTAAGTTCGGACTGAAAGGAGCAAGTGTATGACGGGCAAAGAGGCAATTATTCATTACCTGGGGACGCATAATAGCTTCTGTGCGCCGGACGTTGCCGCGCTAACAGGCGCAACAGTAACCAGCATAAATCAGGCCGCGGCTAAAATGGCACGGGCAGGTCTTCTGGTTATCGAAGGTAAGGTCTGGCGAACGGTGTATTACCGGTTTGCTACCAAGGAAGAACGGGAAGGAAAGATGAGCACGAACCTGATTTTTAAGGAGTGTCGCCAGAGTGCTGCGATGAAACGGGTATTGGCGGTATATGGAGTTAAAAGATGACCATCTACATCACTGAGCTAATAACAGGCCTGCTGGTAATCGCAGGCCTTTTTATTTGGGGGAGGGGGAAGTCATGAAAAAACTAACCTTTGAAATTCGATCTCCAGCACATCAGCAAAACGCTATTCACGCGGTACAGCAAATTCTTCCAGACCCAACCAAACCAATCGTAGTAACCATTCAGGAACGCAACCGCAGCTTAGACCAGAATCGAAAGCTTTGGGCTTGCCTTGGTGACGTCTCTCGTCAGGTTGAATGGCATGGTCGCTGGCTGGATGCAGAAAGCTGGAAGTGTGTGTTTACCGCAGCATTAAAGCAGCAGGATGTTGTTCCTAACCTTGCCGGGAATGGCTTTGTGGTAATAGGCCAGTCAACCAGCAGGATGCGTGTAAGCGAATTTGCGGAGCTATTAGAGCTTATACAGGCATTCGGTACAGAGCGTGGCGTTAAGTGGTCAGACGAAGCGCGACTGGCTCTGGAATGGAAAGCGCGATGGGGAGACAGGGCGGCATGAGACGACAGCGACGAAGTTTCACCGACATCATCTGCGAAAACTGCAAATACCTTCCAACGAAACGCTCCAGAAATAAACGCAAGCCAATCCCAAAAGAATCTGACGTAAAAACCTTCAACTACACGGCTCACCTGTGGGATATCCGGTGGCTAAGACATTGTGCGAGGAAAACAAGGTGATTGACCAAAATCGAAGTTACGAACAAGAAAGCGTCGAGCGAGCTTTAACGTGCGCTAACTGCGGTCAGAAGCTGCATGTGCTGGAAGTTCACGTGTGTGAGCACTGCTGCGCAGAGCTGATGAGCGATTCGAATAGCTCGATGCACGAGGAAGAAGATGATGGCTAAACCAGCGCGAAGACGATGTAAAAACGATGAATGTCGGGAATGGTTTCACCCTGCATTCGCTAATCAGTGGTGGTGCTCTCCAGAGTGTGGAACCAAGATAGCACTCGAACGACGAAGCAAAGAACGCGAAAAAGCGGAAAAGGCAGCAGAGAAGAAACGACGACGAGAGGAGCAGAAACAGAAAGATAAACTTAAGATTCGAAAACTCGCCTTAAAGCCCCGCAGTTACTGGATTAAACAAGCCCAACAAGCCGTAAACGCCTTCATCAGAGAAAGAGACCGCGACTTACCATGTATCTCGTGCGGAACGCTCACGTCTGCTCAGTGGGATGCCGGGCATTACCGGACAACTGCTGCGGCACCTCAACTCCGATTTGATGAACGCAATATTCACAAGCAATGCGTGGTGTGCAACCAGCATAAAAGCGGAAATCTCGTTCCGTATCGCGTCGAACTGATTAGCCGCATCGGGCAGGAAGCAGTAGAGGAAATCGAATCAAACCATAACCGCTATCGCTGGACTGTCGAAGAGTGCAGGGCCATCAAGGCGGAGTATCAACAGAAACTTAAAAAACTGCGAAACAGCAGAAGTGAGGTTGCATGAATATCTACGAAAGAATTGATGGCAGCAAATACCGAAATATTTTGGTAGTTGGCGATCTGCACGGATGCTACACGAACCTGATGAAAAAACTGGAGACGATAGGATTCGACACCAAAAAAGACCTGCTTATCTCGGTGGGCGATTTGGTTGATCGCGGTACAGAGAACGTAGAATGCCTGGAATTAATCACATTCCCCTGGTTCAGAGCTGTACGTGGAAACCATGAGCAAATGATGATTGATGGCTTATCAGAGCGTGGAAACGTCAATCACTGGCTGCTTAATGGCGGTGGCTGGTTCTTTAATCTCGATTACGACAAAGAAATTCTGGCTAAAGCTCTTGCCCATAAAGCAGATGAACTTCCGTTAATCATCGAACTGGTGAGTAAAGGAAAAAAATATGTCATCTGCCACGCCGATTATCCTTGTGATAAATACGAGTTTGGAAAGCCAGTTGATCATCAGCAGGTAATCTGGAACCGCGAACGAATCAGCAACTCACAAGACGGGATCGTGAAAGAAATCAAAGGCGCGGACACGTTCATCTTTGGTCATACGCCAGCAGTGAAACCACTCAAATTTGCCAACCAGATGTATATCGATACTGGCGCAGTGTTCTGCGGAAACCTCACATTGATTCAGGTACAGGGAGAAGGCGCATGAGACTCGAAAGCGTAGCTAAATTTCATTCGCCAAAAAGCCCGATGATGAGCGACTCACTACTGGCCACAGTTTATTGGTTTTCGTAACTGAGTCATTTTATTATTTTATTGCAACTTTTAATCTTTTATAGTGCGAAATAAATGGAGCTGGCATTCATTTCGCACTTTATGTTTTTGTTGGACTTATGTTATTTTGATTGAATTCAATTCAGTTAAAAAAAGAAGGTGATTGCTCCATTTATAAATGAATAGTCATCCCCTGTCTTGAATTCTGATGTTACTTTATTAAATGCTAGTGTGAAGGCTACAGGTGCATACCCAATTGTTGCGCCAACTTGATATTCATCAACAGTTTTGTTTAGCGATACTGTTGTTTGTTTCGTCTGTATTGTTTTTCCTTCGAGAGTATAGTTGCGATTGACATCTCGTCTTTCCATACCTGCAAAAATCTTGTATTTGAATCCGCTTGTATCGGACATATGCATTAAACCACGGGGAGCCAGCAGACCAAAGCCATTATCCGAATTGAAGGTTTTATCATTACCAATGGCAATGGTTGCGCCATATGCTACATATTGAAATAAGTTTCCAGTAACAGCAGAAACTTCAGGGTATAATCCAACATTAGCACCTAAAATATCCATACTTGGTGTCATGGATAGCATCCCTTTTACAGTATAACCGTAGCGATTCTCTATTTGATCATCCCATGCATGATATTTTTCTGCCCCAATAATCTCATGAGCTTTATTTTGTACTTTCTGACCGCCTGCGTCGGGGCCAACAACACCTATGTCAGTACCTAATCGATAGCGAATCCAGTCATTCGCAAGGGAGTTCCATTCAATACCAGTGTGAGTGTATGCACTAAAAGCTCTGTCTCCAGTTACAGCTGTGTTGTGTCTTTTATTACTGCCTGATGGAGAGTAAATATCTTGCGCAATATGGAGAGATAATTGGCTCGAGTCTGAGATATCGTGGCTATATCCCAGAAATAAGCCTTGTGAGTAATCATCTCTGTTTTCATGTTTATTGCCATAAATATCATTAAGTATTGGTTGAAACTTCCCTGCATCATCATTTGCTAATGATAATGCAAGGCTGTTCGCGATAGCTGAACACGTGGTAAATGACAGAGCAATAAAGACGCCAGCGATGACACTTTTTTTCATATGTTATTGTCTTCCTTTTTTTTGAATGGTGCGCGTATTTTACATACATGAGTTTGTAATACAAGGTGCGTAATCAATATGATGTTTTATAATTGCGTGAGACAATTGATTTATTCGTTTTTTATTGTGGTTTTTATTATCTTTTAATGTAACGGTGTTTTTATTAAGTGTGTTTGCGTGGTGTTTTATGTTTTTATAATTTTTATTTTATTAAATTTAAATGCATTAGTAATGGCTATTCTATATAACAATATAAGAACTGTTACAAAAAAAGGGGGGCAATTACAGGTAGTTATGGATGATGAGTGAAACAGATATTGGAGAACCGGGGAATGAATGATGTCTGAGTCTTATATATCAGAACTCCTTCGCTGTCGCTGGGGGCTCCTGTGCTTATGTCGTTTCCCCGATTCGGTTTTGAACGATTACCGAATGTTGAAGAATTATGCCAAAATATAGAAAGGATTTACTGCATGAATACCCAATATTTACAGTATGTTCGTGAGCAACTTATGGCAGCTACTGCTGACTTGAACGGAGCAACGAAAGGCCAGCTCGAAGCCTGGCAGGAGCATGCACAATTTGATACTGGTACATACAAACGAAAGAAGCCGCGCATTCTGGATGTGGTAACTGGCAAGATGATTACGCTGGATAATACGCCGACTTCCGGTAAGCAGTCGTACGCAAAAGGTTCATCCATTGCTTTGGTCAGCCCGGTTGAATTCTCAACCTCTTCATGGCGCCGCGCGGTTTTGTCTCTCGATGAACATCAGAAAGCATGGTTGCTTTGGTGTTACAGCGAAAGCGTTCGATGGGGGCATCAGGTCACCATAACGCAATGGGCATGGAGCGAGTTTAAAGATTTGTTAAGTAACAGAAAAATTGCAGGTAAGACACTGGATCGCCTGAAGACGTTAATCTGGCTGGCTGCACAGGATGTGAAGAGCGAACTTGCAGGGAGTGAGGCCTATGAATACCAGACACTGGCATCATTGGTGGGAGTGACAACAAAAAACTGGTCCGAGACATTTACTGAACGCTGGGTTGCAATGAAGCACATTTTTCTACAGCTTGATAGTGATGCTTTATTGCTTGTGACGAAAACACGTTCAAAACAAAAGGCAGCATTTTTACAGCAAAATATTGCAAAACTGGATTAAAAGCCATATACTTCATGCAAATTTGGTATGTTGTAAAAAATGTATAAACCCGCTGCCGAGTGGTTTTTTTTTATGCCCTGAGTTGTACTTGTACGGTAAACATGCTGGCTGCTATGTAATAGAGTTTTTTTAGCCTGTAACCTCTTGACGGCATTGAATTGCTTTTGTTATGAGTTGTAAGCCAATGTTATCATCTTGTATTGGGGTGGTTATGAAGGATGGTGCGCTGCTCAGGAGTTCTTCACTTTTTATTGCCTACATGGGATGCCTTGGATGGGGGAGTGCTTATTTCTATGGATGGGGTACTTCTTTTTACTACGGCTTCCCATGGTGGATTGTAGGTGCAGGTGTTGATGATGTTGCCAGAAGTTTATTTTTTGCAGTTATCGTCATTGCTATATTTCTTATCGGTTGGGGTATTGGTGTTGTATTCTTTTTCGCAGTGAAAAGAAAACATTCTATGCAAGAGCTAAATGTATTTCGCCTTTATTTTGCTGTGGAATTATTGTTTGTGCCGGCAATTATTGAGTTTTCTATATTGAGACAGAAGATTCAGGTACCTCTTTTGCTACTGTCAGCAGCGATTGCGCTGGCGGTTACAATTTCGATAAGATCTTATGGGCGATTTTTATCGGTATCATGCTTCTATGATAAGCCATTTATAAAAAAACATTTTTTTGAGATTGTGATGATTGCTTTTGTGGCATATTTTTGGCTTTTTTCATTTCTGACAGGATATTACAAACCACAGTTTAAGAAAGAATATGAAATGATTAATTATAATGATGGTTGGTATTATGTTCTTGCTCGTTATGATAATTGTCTGGTTTTGTCTACTTCTTTCAATGCAGGTAGTAAAAGGTTTGTCATTTATCAATCAGCACAAGATAAGAATCTTCAGGTTGATATTGTAAGGACCAGAATTTAATTGGCTGCATAAATAATATTTTAAGTTGCAAGTTGGCTATTCGTAGGAATAGAACCTTAGGCATGCTGAATGCGTTTTCTGAACATTGTTTTATAAACTGTGTCTGCTTGCTGTTGTGATCCTGCTTTTAGTGATGGTGATGATGGATTTCACCAGCAGGATAATGTTGGTACTGACTGATGGCGCTCTGGTCTGCGGCATTGTGGTATTGCTGTGGCCGATGATGAAAGAACAGAATGAATAATTCTTGACTTTTTTGTTTACTGTTTATTAAAAAATCAACCGCATGGTGAATCCTCCTTGGAGGGGCTAAATGATCGAGTTTTAAGGGCACGTAGCGAGTTCTGTTTGATCATTGCAGAACTTAGCGGGAGGCGCCATGCGTACATCACTAATGTTATTTCCTTCTATCATTTTCCTTGTGAGTTCTGGCTGCGCATGGCGCGGCCTTTTTTTTATGACCTGCCACTGGCAGATGGTCATCCTGTGATTTGATTCCGGTTCCGGCTTTTTAACTCTGTTCCTGTACACGGGAGAAATTCTATGTCGATTAATCGTTATGATATTGGTTACAAGAAGTACCACGTATTGTGTTGAGATAGAAAGCCTGGTGCCAGAGGTAAATGCAGCAGCATAATAAAAAAGAGCCAGCGCAGAAGAGAACGGGTAAAAGAGTCTGCGCTGGCGTGGGGATATTCCCCGTGGAGAAATGATATGTAACACACATCGGGAACCTTTCTATATAAACATTATCATTATTGTCAATCATAACAGTCAGGTATTATGACGTTTATGCATCAGGGCCATCAGGAATTAACTGGTGGCTTTTTATTGTTGTCAGCTTCCGGATAACGGGAGACGGGGTATGTACCAGATGGAAAAAATCACAACAGGTGTGTCATACACCACGTCAGCGGTGGGGACGGGATACTGGTTACTGCAGCTGCTGGACAAAGTCTCTCCGTCCCAGTGGGTGGCAATAGGTGTGCTGGGGAGTCTGCTGTTTGGCCTGCTGACGTATCTGACTAACCTGTATTTCAAAATCAGAGAGGACCGTCGTAAGGCGGCGCGGGGAAAGTAAAGCGATGAAGAAAAAATACGAACTGGTTGTTAAAGGGATAAATAATTACCCGGATAAGATTACTGTTACTGTGGCACTGGAAATTGGTGGGTATCCGTCACTGTTGTTGCCAGATGTGGCGATTAGTCTTGACCGTACTGAAGGTGCCACGCTGGAGTTTTACGAAGCTGAGGCGAAAAAGCAGGCGAAGCAGTTTTTCATGGATGTTGCTGCCGGGTTATGTGAAGGGGATGGTCCGTTGCCGGAAAAGCGGCCCATCATTTTAGAGGCGCAGGATGTGTTGATAACCTACAGAGGAAAACTACCGGGAATAATTACTGGTTCTCTGAAGACTCCACCGCTGGCCTGAAGACTTAACATATCCAGGGATTTGAAATCGATAAACCCTGATAAATATCCATGAACGCAAAAATCAGATACGGCCTGTCGGCTGCCGTTCTGGCGCTGATTGGTGCAGGGGCGTCTGCGCCTGAAATCCTCGACCAGTTTCTTGACGAAAAAGAAGGTAACCACACCACGGCATACCGTGATGGTGCGGGGATCTGGACCATCTGCCGCGGTGCCATCCTGGTGGATGGTAAACCTGTCGTCCCGGGCATGAAGTTGTCGAAGGAGAAATGCGACCAGGTTAACGCCATTGAACGTGATAAGGCGCTGGCATGGGTGGAGAAAAACATCAAAGTGCCACTGACCGAACCCCAGAAAGCGGGGATTGCGTCATTCTGTCCGTACAACATTGGCCCCGGTAAGTGTTTCCCGTCGACGTTTTACAGACGGATTAATGCTGGTGACCGCAGGGGAGCATGCGAGGCGATTCGCTGGTGGATTAAGGACGGTGGCAGAGACTGCCGTATTCGCTCAAACAACTGCTACGGTCAGGTCTCACGGCGTGACCAGGAGAGCGCGCTGGCGTGCTGGGGAATTGACAGATAAGCAGAATATTTTGCTGGAAAATGCGGTTTGCTCACACGGGCGGATAACACGAAATCCTGCGAACTGGCAAAAACTAAGTGAATAAAAGTAAAACCCCGTTTGTTGGCCGCAAGCGGGGTTTTGTGTTTCCTGACTCCGGAAAAGTCAAAGGAGAAAGTGTGTTTGATTTTAGCAAACTGATTCGGGAGATTCGAATGATGGCTGAAAAATTATCCACCTGGAAGTTCATCCTTATCTGGCTGGTGTTTGTGATTATGGCTTCCGGTTATTTCATTGGTCAGATACGCTGGTGGTGAAATGAACCGCGTACTGTGCGTGGTCATCATTGCCCTGCTGGTGGCCTGTGGTGCGCTTAGTCTGGGGCTGAATCATTACCGTGATAACGCCATAACCTACAAAGAGCAGCGCGATAAAAAAGTCAGTGAGCTGGAGCTGGCAAATGCAACCATTACTGATATGCAGCAGCGCCAGCGTGATGTTGCTGCACTTGATGCCAGATACTCGAGGGAATTAGCCGATGCGAGAGCTGAAAATGAAACTCTTCGCGCTGACGTTGCCGCTGGTCACCGCAGCCTGCGGATCAACGCCACCTGTCCAGGTCCCGTGCGTGAAGCCACCGGCACCGCCCGCGTGGATAATGCAACCGGCCCCCAACTGGCAGACACCGTTACACGGGATTATTTCACCCTCAGAGAGCGGCTGATGACGATGCAGAAGCAACTGGAAGGGGCACAGGACTATATCCGCACTCAGTGTACTAAGCAGGCTTTTTATTATCCGGAGGATGTATGAAGAAATTACAGGTAACGGTAAAACCTTTTCAGGGAACAATTCCGTTCCGTGTTTTGCAACATGGCCGTGTTCTGCTTGAAGAGGTGTTCAGAGGTAAATGCACTGAATGTTATTCACGAACATATGAAGTGAATGCCACGCATGAAGAATTCACCGTTGAGTGTGTGATGAATACTGATAAATGCCGAATGGTATCCGCTGAATTACAGCCAGTGTGTTGAGCGACCTTATTATCCATGCGCGGTATTGTCGCCGTATTCCTGCATTAACAGAGACCGCAGCCCGACAGGGAGACTCCTCTGCGAGAGTGTGCGGGGATAATCAAAAACGATACACACCGGGGTTTACCGCGTAAACGGAGCGCGGCGTTCTCCCCTCATGGTCGCCCGTCCGGTGCGATGGTGGAAGAAACTGGAATCTGTTCAATAAAAAAACTGCCGTGTTGGAGTCACAGCAGTAATGTACTGATTGGGTAGAAGATTATTATTGTTATGCTTTATTCTTATTCTATATGGCTGATTATTTCAATTCGGAATTAATACAGCTAATGTCTGTGAGTTTTTATAAATTCAGCAATATAAAGAAATAGTTATATGAACAGCCATCGCAGAGCATACTGTGTATCATTCTTTTTTATAGTCAACTGACGGGCATATTTTATGTCTGCTGCCAGCTCCCGGCGGCAAGATTCAATGACCCACGCAGAAAAGTTTCCTGAACCTTTCAGATCAAGAGCGATGTTAATTTGTTCAATCATTTGATTAGGAAAGCGGATGTTGCGGGTTGTTGTTCTGCGGGTTCTGTTCTTCGTTGACATGAGGTTGCCCCGTATTCAGTGTCGCTGATTTGTATTGTCTGAAGTTGTTTTTACGTTAAGTTGATGCGGATCAATTAATACGATACCTGCGTCATAATTGATTATTTGACGTGGTTTGATGGCGTAGATGCACGTTGTGACATGTAGATGATAATTATTATCATTTTGCGGGTTCTTTCCGGCGATCCGACAGGTTACGGGGCGGCGACCTCGCGGGTTTTCGCTATTTATGAAAATTTTCCGGGATCCATGTCCGGTTTCTCTGCAAGTTAACTATATGAAAAATATAAAAACAGGCTGTCCGTGAACCGGACATGTGCAAAAAACGGACATGTAAACCGGACATGACCGGTTTTGTGCTGATTGTGAGGTAAGAGTTTTTGCGAGGTGAGGAGTGGCTACGCAGACTGAAGTTGCCAGGCATTTGAGTCTGACCGATCGCCAGCTTCGCAGATTGCAGAAATTACCGGGTGCCCCGGTCTCGAATAAGCGAGGGCAACTGGATCTGGATGCCTGGCGCGATTTTTACATATCGTATCTGAGAAGAAGTAAAAACGATGTGCCTGATGGCGATAGCGAAGACGACTATGAAGAGAAATTGCTTATTGCCAGATGGGAACTGACAGCAGAACAGGCTGTTACACAGCAGTTAAAAAATGAGGTGTCAAAAGGAAAACTGATTGACACCGGGTTCTGTATTTTTGCCCTCAGTAAGCTGGCAATGGCGTTATCCAGTACGCTTGATTCCATCCCTTTATCCATGCAGCGACAGTTTCCTGATTTAACACCGCGCCATCTTGACCATCTGAAAACCCTTATTGCTAAGGGGGCAAATCAGTGTGCGCGGGCAGGGGATAAATTACCGGATTTACTTGATGAATATATCAGAGCAACAACTGAATAATATGATGAGCGCTGTCACAACTGCATTACAGCCCCTGATAAGGGCATTGCCGGTGACGCCAGTTGAATGGGCTGATCAAAATTATTATCTGCCTAAAGAATCTTCATATGGTGAGGGCGAATGGAAAACGCTGCCATTCCAGATCGCCATCATGAACAGCATGGGGAATGATCAGATCCGCACTGTTAATCTGATTAAATCTGCCCGTGTTGGCTATACAAAGATGTTGCTGGGGGTGGTCGGGTATTTTATTGAGCATAAATCCCGAAACAGTCTGCTTTTTCAGCCCACGGATTCTGCCGCTGAAGATTTTATGAAGTCTCACGTGGAGGCGACGATTCGGAACGTGCCATGCCTGAAAGACCTTTCCCCATGGCTGGGTCGTAAACATCGTGACAATACTCTCACGCTGAAACGCTTTTCATCGGGCGTCGGTTTCTGGTGCCTGGGCGGCGCTGCCGCCAAAAACTACCGTGAAAAATCCGTGGACGTGGTCTGCTATGACGAACTTTCCTCGTTCGAGCCGGATGTCGAAAAAGAGGGCTCGCCAACCCTGCTGGGGGATAAGCGTATTGAGGGGTCGGTGTGGCCAAAATCCATTCGCGGCTCGACGCCTAAAATCAAAGGCACCTGCCAGATCGAAAAAGCCGCTAACGAGTCGGCGCATTTTATGCGTTTTTATGTGCCCTGCCCGCACTGTGGGGAGGAGCAGTATCTGAAATTTGGCGATGAGTCCACGCCTTTTGGGCTTAAATGGGAGAAGGACAGCCCTGAAAGTGTTTTCTACCTCTGTGAACATCATGGCTGCGTGATCCATCAGTCTGAACTGGACCAGAGCAACGGGCGGTGGATCTGTGAAAACACGGGCATGTGGACCCGTGACGGTCTGACGTTTTTCAGCGCCCGGGGTGATGAAATTCCGCCGCCGCGCTCCATCACGTTCCATATCTGGACGGCGTACAGTCCGTTCACCACCTGGGTACAGATTGTCTATGACTGGCTGGATGCACTGAAAGATCCCAACGGCCTGAAAACCTTTGTGAACACCACGCTGGGCGAGACCTGGGAAGAGGCCGTGGGCGAAAAACTCGATCACCAGGTACTGATGGATAAGGTGGTGCGTTACACGGCGGCGGTGCCTGCCCGGGTGGTTTATCTGACGGCGGGCATTGACTCGCAGCGAAACCGTTTTGAGATGTATGTCTGGGGATGGGCTCCGGGAGAGGAAGCCTTTCTGGTGGATAAAATCATCATTATGGGGCGTCCTGATGAGGAAGAGACGCTGTTACGTGTGGATGCGGCGATCAATAAAAAATACCGCCATGCGGATGGCACCGAAATGACTATTTCCCGTGTCTGCTGGGACACCGGGGGGATCGATGGTGAAATTGTTTATCAGAGATCAAAAAAACACGGTGTTTTCCGGGTGCTGCCGGTAAAAGGCGCATCTGTCTATGGCAAGCCGGTGATCACCATGCCAAAAACCCGCAATCAGCGGGGCGTGTATCTGTGTGAAGTGGGAACGGACACCGCAAAAGAAATTCTCTATGCCCGTATGAAAGCCGATCCCTCGCCTGCGGATGAAGCCACGTCGTATGCCATCCGTTTTCCTGATGATCCGGAGATTTTTTCGCAGACAGAGGCGCAGCAACTGGTGGCGGAAGAGCTGGTGGAGAAGTGGGAAAAAGGAAAGATGCGTCTGCTGTGGGATAACAAAAAGCGGCGTAACGAAGCGCTGGACTGCCTGGTGTATGCCTACGCGGCATTACGTGTGTCCGTGCAACGCTGGCAGCTTGATCTGGCTGTACTGGCAAAATCCCGGGAAGAAGAGACGACCCGGCCAACCCTGAAAGAACTGGCAGCGAAGCTGTCCGGAGGAGTGAATGGTTACAGTCGCTGAACTGCAGGCGCTGCGTCAGGCGCGCCTTGATTTATTAACCGGTAAACGGGTGGTGTCTGTCCAGAAAGATGGTCGCAGAATTGAATATACGGCGGCTTCTCTGGATGAGCTTAACCGGGCGATCAATGATGCGGAGTCGGTACTGGGGACAACCCGGCGTCGCCGTCGTCCGCTGGGAGTGAGGTTATGAAACGAACGCCTGTCCTGATTGATGTGAACGGCGTTCCGCTTCGTGAGAGTCTCAGCTACAACGGGGGCGGTGCGGGATTTGGCGGGCAAATGGCGGAGTGGTTGCCACCGGCGCAGAGTGCCGATGCGGCCCTGCTGCCCGCGTTGCGTCTGGGGAATGCCCGGGCAGATGATCTGGTGCGCAATAACGGAATAGCGGCCAATGCGGTGGCACTGCATAAGGATCACATTGTCGGGCATATGTTTCTTATCAGCTACCGTCCGAACTGGCGCTGGCTGGGGATGCGGGAGACCGCAGCAAAAAGCTTTGTCGATGAGGTGGAGGCGGCCTGGTCGGAATACGCCGAAGGGATGTCTGGCGAGATCGACGTGGAAGGAAAACGCACGTTCACGGAATTTATCCGTGAAGGTGTGGGCGTTCATGCGTTTAACGGCGAAATCTTTGTGCAGCCGGTCTGGGATACGGAAACCACGCAGTTATTCCGTACGCGTTTTAAAGCCGTGAGTCCGAAACGGGTGGACACGCCAGGACACGGTATGGGGAACCGTTTTCTGCGGGCCGGGGTGGAGGTCGATCGATATGGCCGTGCCGTTGCGTACCATATCTGTGAGGATGATTTTCCTCGCTCCGGGAGTGGACGATGGGAACGGATCCCGCGTGAACTTCCCACCGGGCGTCCGGCCATGCTGCATATTTTCGAGCCGGTGGAGGACGGGCAGACCCGTGGGGCCAACCAGTTTTACAGCGTCATGGAACGGCTGAAGATGCTCGATTCCCTGCAGGCAACACAGCTTCAGTCGGCCATTGTGAAAGCCATGTATGCAGCGACGATTGAAAGTGACCTTGATACCGAAAAGGCCTTTGAATATATCGCCGGTGCGCCGCAGGGGCAGAAGGATAATCCGCTTATTAATATTCTGGAGAAGTTCTCCAGCTGGTATGACACGAATAACGTGACGCTGGGTGGTGTCAAAATTCCGCACCTTTTCCCCGGGGATGATCTGAAACTACAGACTGCGCAGGATTCAGACAATGGATTTTCGGCGCTTGAACAGGCGCTGCTGCGGTATATCGCCGCCGGTCTTGGCGTTTCCTACGAACAGTTGTCCCGTGATTACTCGAAGGTCAGTTATTCAAGTGCCAGGGCCTCTGCCAATGAGTCGTGGCGCTATTTTATGGGGCGGCGAAAATTTATTGCGTCCCGGCTGGCCACGCAGATGTTTTCCTGCTGGCTGGAAGAGGCACTTCTTCGGGGGATTATCCGTCCGCCACGGGCGCGTTTTGATTTTTATCAGGCGCGATCAGCCTGGTCACGGGCAGAGTGGATTGGTGCCGGAAGAATGGCCATTGACGGGCTCAAGGAGGTTCAGGAATCGGTGATGCGCATTGAGGCCGGACTGAGCACGTATGAGAAAGAGCTGGCGCTGATGGGCGAGGATTATCAGGACATTTTCCGCCAGCAGGTCAGGGAATCTGCAGAGCGGCAAAAAGCCGGACTCTCACGTCCGGTGTGGATAGCGCAGGCGTATCAGCAGCAGATAGCGGAGAGTCGCAGGCCGGAAGAGGAGACAACACCCCGTGAGACGTAATCTTTCACACATTATTGCCGCAGCATTCAATGAACCGCTGCTTCTGGAGCCCGCCTATGCGCGGGTTTTCTTTTGCGCGCTCGGGCGCGAGATGGGGGCAGCAAGTCTTTCGGTACCACAGCAGCAGGTACAGCTTGATGCTCCCGGAATGCTGGCTGAAACGGACGAGTACATGGCCGGAGGTAAACGACCGGCCCGTGTTTACCGGGTGGTGAACGGTATTGCTGTACTGCCGGTGACCGGCACGCTGGTGCACCGGCTGGGGGGTATGCGGCCATTTTCCGGAATGACAGGCTATGACGGCATTGTCGCCTGTCTTCAGCAGGCAATGGCGGATAGCCAGGTGCGGGGCGTACTGCTGGACATTGACAGTCCGGGCGGGCAGGCCGCCGGCGCGTTTGACTGCGCTGACATGATTTACCGCCTCCGTCAGCAGAAGCCGGTCTGGGCACTGTGCAATGACACGGCCTGTTCTGCAGCCATGCTGCTGGCGTCGGCCTGCTCCCGACGGCTGGTTACCCAGACATCCCGTATCGGCTCCATTGGCGTGATGATGAGCCATGTCAGCTATGCCGGTCATCTGGCGCAGGCCGGTGTGGATATCACGCTGATTTACTCAGGGGCGCACAAGGTGGATGGCAATCAGTTTGAAGCCTTACCGGCAGAGGTTCGCCAGGACATGCAGCAGCGCATTGATGCGGCGCGCCGGATGTTTGCCGAAAAAGTGGCCATGTTTACCGGTCTGTCTGTTGATGCCGTCACGGGAACAGAGGCCGCCGTTTTTGAAGGTCAGTCCGGCATTGATGCCGGGCTGGCGGATGAATTAGTCAATGCGTCGGATGCCATCAGTGTGATGGCCACGGCGCTGAACAGTAATGTCAGAGGAGGCACTATGCCGCAATTAACTGCAACGGAAGCCGCCGCGCAGGAGAACCAGCGAGTGATGGGGATCCTGACATGCCAGGAAGCGAAAGGACGTGAACAGCTTGCCACGATGCTGGCAGGACAACAGGGCATGAGCGTTGAACAGGCCCGGGCGATTCTGGCCGCGGCGGCACCGCAGCAGCCGGTGGCATCCACGCAGAGTGAAGCCGATCGCATTATGGCGTGTGAAGAAGCGAACGGTCGTGAACAACTGGCGGCAACGCTGGCGGCGATGCCGGAGATGACGGTGGAAAAAGCCCGCCCGATCCTGGCTGCTTCACCGCAGGCGGATGCCGGACCCTCACTCCGTGATCAGATCATGGCACTGGATGAGGCAAAAGGGGCTGAGGCGCAGGCTGAACAGCTGGCTGCCTGCCCGGGAATGACTGTGGAGAGCGCCCGGGCTGTGCTGGCTGCGGGATCAGGTAAGGCAGAACCGGTCTCTGCATCCACAACCGCACTGTTTGAACGCATCATGGCGAACCATTCACCGGCAGCGGTACAGGGTGGCGTGCCACAGACGTCAGCAGACGGTGATGCGGACGTGAAAATGCTCATGGCTATGCCATGAAGTCAGTGCTGACCATCAACAGGAGGTTTTTACAATATGGTAACGAAAACCATCACTGAACAGCGTGCGGAAGTACGTATTTTTGCCGGTAATGATCCGGCTCATACCGCCACAGGCAGCAGCGGGATTTCCTCGGCAACACCGGCACTGACGCCCCTGATGCTGGATGAAGCTACCGGGAAACTGGTGGTCTGGGACGGACAGAAAGCCGGTAGTGCGGTTGGCATACTGGTACTGCCGCTTGAAGGCACAGAGACGGTACTGACGTATTACAAGTCGGGGACCTTTGCGACGGAGGCAATCCGCTGGCCTGACAGTGTGGATGAACACAAAAAGGCAAATGCCTTTGCCGGCAGTGCCCTGACTGATTTCTGAATGAAAGGAACTGATTTATGGGATTGTTTACGACCCGCCAGTTACTCGGTTATACCGAACAAAAAGTGAAATTTCGTGCGCTGTTTCTGGAGCTGTTTTTCCGCCGTACGGTGAATTTCCATACCGAAGAGGTGATGCTGGACAAAATTACCGGAAAAACGCCGGTGGCGGCCTATGTCTCCCCGGTTGTTGAAGGAAAAGTGCTGCGTCATCGCGGTGGTGAAACCCGCGTGTTACGTCCGGGCTACGTCAAGCCGAAACACGAATTTAATTACCAGCAGGCGGTTGAGCGTCTTCCCGGTGAAGATCCGGCTCAACTGAACGACCCGGCCTACCGTCGTCTGCGTATCATCACCGATAACCTCAAACAGGAAGAGCATGCCATTGTCCAGGTGGAAGAAATGCAGGCGGTGAATGCCGTGCTGTATGGCAAATACACCATGGAAGGGGATCAGTTTGATACTGTCGAGGTGGATTTTGGACGCTCTGAAGGAAATAACATTGAGCAGGCCGACGGTAAAAAATGGTCTGAGCAGGACCGTGATACGTTTGATCCGACGCATGATATTGACCTCTACTGCGATCAGGCCAGCGGTCTTGTGAATATTGCCATTATGGACGGTACTGTCTGGCGTCTGCTGAATGGTTTTAAGCTGTTCCGCGAAAAACTGGATACCCGTCGCGGCTCAAATTCACAACTCGAAACGGCAGTGAAAGACCTGGGGGCGGTGGTGTCTTTCAAAGGGTATTACGGCGATCTGGCCATTGTGGTGGCGAAAACGTCTTATGTGGCAGAGGACGGTACCGAAAAACGTTATCTGCCGGAGGGCACGCTGGTCCTGGGAAATACGGCTGCAGATGGGATCCGTTGTTACGGTGCCATTCAGGATGCGCAGGCGTTGTCCGAAGGTGTGGTGGCTTCTTCCCGTTACCCGAAACACTGGCTGACCGTGGGCGATCCGGCCCGTGAATTTACCATGACGCAGTCCGCACCGCTGATGGTGCTGCCGGATCCGGATGAGTTTGTGGTGGTGCAGGTGAAATAATCCGTGAGCGGGGGCGAAATGCCCCCGTGTCTTTTTTCACAGGGGGCTGATATGGCAACAAAAGAAGAAAATCAGAAACGTCTTCGTCAACTGGCTGGCCTGCTGGGGCGCGAGGCGGATATGTCGGGGAGTGCTGCGGATATTGCGCAACGTGTGTCTGAGTGGGAAGAGGAGCTTGCTGCTTCCCGGGAGGGCATTATGCCTGGTGATGAGAGCGGGCCTGAGCAAAAATCACACAGACGATGGTGAGCAGTTGCACAACACTGATGCTACGGATGATGTTAAAGCGGTCCGTGTGCGGAAATGCCTGCATGTGATGGGGTATTGCCCGGAGACAGGCCGTCCCGTTGAACTGACGTACCGGGGCATGCGTGTTCTGGTGCCATCACCACTGGCGACAGCCATGATACAGCACGGAACGGCTGAGCATGCGTGATTTTCAGAATGCCTTTGATGCTGCCCTTGCCGGGGTGGACAGCACGATTGTTGAAGTGATGGGGCTCTGTGCGCAGTTCACCTCGGGGGCACAGTGTGGCAGCGAAGTTCAGGGGGTTTTTGACGATCCGGAGTCGCTGGGGTTTGCCGGTGGCGGGGTCCGTATTGAAGGAAGCTGCCCGTCATTATTTGTACGGACGGATACGGTTCGTGCTGTGCGGCGTGGTGACACGCTGACCATTAATGGTGAGACATTCTGGGTGGATCGTGTTTCTCCGGATGACGGGGGCAGTTGTTATCTCTGGCTCAACCGTGGGCAACCACCGGCAGTTAACCGGCGACGATAAACGCAGGGTGAATTATGGCGATAAAAGGGCTTGATCAGGCGATTGAAAATCTGAGCCGGGTTCGTAAAAACGCCATTCCGGCGGCTTCAGCAATGGCCATTAACCGCGTGGCCACAACGGCGATTAATCAGTCTTCATCACAGGTTGCCCGGGAGACAAAGGTTCGCCGGAAACTGGTTAAGGAACGGTCCAGACTGAAACGGGCGACGGTCAGAAATCCGAATGCCAGAATTATCGTTAACCGCGGTGATCTCCCTGTGATTAAGCTGGGGATCAGGATGCCGGGGCGTCGCCCGAACAGCATACTTAAAGCCGGTCAGCATCGGTATCAGCGGGCATTTATTCAGCGATTAAAAAATGGTCGCTGGCATGTCATGCAGCGTGTGGCCGGGAAAAACCGTTACCCCATTGATGTGGTGAAAATCCCGATGGCGGCCCCACTGAAACAGGCATTTGATGAGAATGTTGACCGTATCCGGCGTGAACGCCTGCCTAAAGAACTGGCATCCGCGCTGAAACAACAACTGAGGATTGCAATAAAACGATGAAACACACTGACATTCGTGCCGCAGTGCTGGATGCACTCGAGCAGCATGAACACGGGGCGACGCTGTTTGATGGTCGCCCCGTTGTTTTTGACGAAGAGGATTTTCCTGCGATCGCGGTTTATCTGACGGATGCAGAGTATACCGGTGAAGAGCTGGATGCAGATACCTGGCGGGCCACGCTGCATATTGAGGTGTTTTTACCGGCACAGGTACCGGATTCAGAGCTTGATCAGTGGATGGAAAGCCGGATTTACCCGGCGATGACCGCGATCCCGGCACTGGCAGGACTGATTACCACGATGGTTACGCAGGGCTATGAGTATCGTCGTGATGACGATATGGCGTTATGGAGTTCTGCAGATCTGACTTATTCCATTACATACGAGATGTGAGGACGATATGGCAACACCAAATCCCCTTGAGCCGGTAAAAGGTGCCGGTACCACTCTGTGGGTTTACAACGGCAAGGGTGATGCTTATGCAAACCCGTTGTCAGACGATGACTGGCAGCGACTGGCTAAGGTGAAGGATCTGACGCCGGGCGAGATGACGGCAGAATCCTACGATGATAACTACCTGGATGATGAAGACGCGGACTGGACCGCGACCGGGCAGGGGCAGAAATCTGCAGGTGATACCAGTTTTACGCTGGCCTGGAAACCGGGAGAGGAAGGCCAGAAAGGGCTTATAGGCTGGTTTGAAAGCGGCGATGTCCGGGCCTATAAAATCCGTTTTCCGAATGGCACGGTGGATGTGTTTCGTGGCTGGGTCAGCAGTATCGGTAAGGCCGTGACGGCGAAAGAAGTGATCACCCGCACGGTGAAAGTCACTAACGTGGGTAAACCTTCTGTAGCGGAAGAACGCAGCAAAATTACGCCGGTCAGTGCGATTAAGGTGACGCCGACATCCGGTACGGTGGCAAAAGGGAAAACAACCACCCTGACGGTTTCTTTTGAGCCGGAAAGTGCAACAGACAAGACGTTCAGAGCGGTTTCCGCCGATCCGTCGAAAGCCACCATTAGTGTGAAAGATATGACAATTACGGTAAACGGCGTGGCGACAGGTAAGGTGCAGATCCCTGTGGTGAGCGGAAATGGTCAGTTCGCCGCAGTGGCTGAAGTCACCGTTACTGAAGCGGGCGCAGCAGGGTAAACGGAGGTCATACATGTTTCTGAAAACAGAACAATTTGAATATAACGGTGTGTCTGTCACGCTTTCCGAATTGTCTGCGCTGCAGCGTATCGAGCATCTTGCCCTCCTGAAACGGCGTGCAGAACAGGCAGAATCCAGCGGCAACCTGCAGGTAAGCGTGGAAGATCTCGTCAGAACCGGCGCGTTTCTGGTGGCGATGTCCCTGTGGCATAACCATCCACAGAAAACGCAGTCACCGTCAATGAATGAGGCCGTGATGAAGATAGAGCAGGAAGTGCTCACCACCTGGCCTGCCGATGCCATTGCCCGGGCGGAAGACGTGGTGTTGTGCCTGTCCGGGATGATCGAAGCTGTTCGTCCGGATACTGATATTACTGAAGTGGCGAAAAATAACACGCTGACTGATGATGATTTTTCTGCGGGAAAGTCTTCGACGGCGAGCTGAACTTTGCCCTCAGACTGGCGCGTGAGATGGGGAGACCCGACTGGCGCGCCATGCTTGCCGGGATGACATCCACCGAATATGCCGACTGGCACCGTTTTTACCGCACGCATTATTTTCAGGATACCCAGCTGGATATGCATTTTTCCGGGCTGACGTACGCTGTACTCAGCCTGTTTTTTTGCGATCCGGATATGCATCCCTCTGATTTCAGTCTGCTTGTCCCCCGGCATGAGGAAGAGCAGGTGGAGAGGCCGGATGAGGACAAAATGCTGATGCAGAAAGCGGCAGGACTTGCCGGAGGCGTCCGGTTTGGTGGGGACGGAGGGCGCGATATTTTATCGTCTGCGGATGTGGCGGATGTCATGGTGGATGATGCCGCATTAATGATGGCTTCAGCGGGGATTTCCGGAGGTGTGAGATATGTCCCAGCCGGTTGGTGATCTTGTTATTGACCTTAGTCTGGATGCGGTCCGTTTCGATGAGCAGATGAGCCGGGTAAGGCGTCATTTTTCAGGTCTGGATACCGACGCCAGAAAAACCGCCAGTGCTGTTGAACAGGGCCTGAGCCGCCAGGCGCTGGCTGCACAAAAAGCCGGGATTTCCGTCGGGCAGTATAAAGCGGCCATGCGAACCCTGCCCGCACAGTTTACGGATATCGCCACGCAGCTTGCCGGTGGTCAGAATCCCTGGCTGATCCTGCTGCAACAGGGCGGTCAGGTGAAGGACTCCTTCGGTGGGTTGATCCCCATGTTCAGGGGGCTTGCCGGTGCAGTCACCCTGCCGATGGTGGGGCTCACTTCGCTGGCAGTTGCCACCGGAGCGCTGGCGTATGCCTGGTATCAGGGGGACTCAACCCTGTCCAGTTTCAATAAAACGCTGGTCCTTTCCGGTAATCAGGCAGGGCTGACGGCAGATCGTATGCTGGCCCTGTCCAGAGCCGGGCAGGCGGCAGGGCTGACGTTTAACCAGACCAGCGAGTCACTCAGCGCACTGGTTAAGGCGGGAGTAAGCGGTGAGGCTCAGATTGCATCCATCAGCCAGAGTGTGGCGCGTTTTTCCTCCGTATCCGGCGTGGAGGTGGACAAGGTCGCTGAAGCCTTCGGGAAGCTGACCACAGACCCGACGTCGGGGCTGACAGCGATGGCGCGCCAGTTCCATAACGTGACGGCGGAGCAGATTGCGTATGTTGCTCAGTTGCAGCGTTCCGGCGATGAAGCCGGGGCATTGCAGGCGGCGAACGAGGCCGCAACGAAAGGGTTTGATGACCAGACCCGCCGCCTGAAGGAGAACATGGGCACGCTGGAGACCTGGGCAGACAGGACAGCACGGGCATTCAAATCCATGTGGGATGCGGTGCTGGATATTGGTCGTCCTGATACCGCGCAGGAGATGCTGATTAAGGCAGAGGCTGCGTTTAAGAAAGCAGACGACATCTGGAATCTGCGCAAGGATGATTATTTGTTAACGATGAAGCGCGGGCGCGTTACTGGGATGATCGTG